TTCGCATGGCATAAATCTAAATTTAATAAAGATTTTGCTGAATGGAAAAATCATCTAAATTCTCTATGTAACGGAGATTATATAGTTAATATAGATAATGATAAGATTGCTTTTTTCTACTCTAGAGGAGCAATAGAACCATATCTTTTGTTAAATAAAGAATTCACAATGGATACTTATGGTACTGTTGATGAAGAAGTGACTGTATTACATTGGACATCTAAAGAAGGATTGATTAACTTAATAGATAGTGTACAAAATGGATATGGATTTTCAATATCTGGATTTACAACACAGGCTAAAGAGTTTTTCAGACCGGAAAGTAATATATTGGTAAAATTAAGCGGAACATTGGTAGCTGCATTCAAATCAGATGCAAAAACATTCGCAACTGATAAGGGTAATAAAGCAGTTAATATGTTCAGATTATCATACCCTGGTAACGAAAGTAATCTTTGCAGAAATGTAGAAGATTGTAGAGATAATAAGACATCTCTATGGAATGAAATAGTTATGAAACCTAAACAAGTTATAATGTACAAAGAAATTAAAAAATATTAAAACTATGTTATTAAAAAAAGGTGATAATAACGAAAACGTAAAATTAATGCAGGAGAAGTTAGGAATTTCTCCAGCAGTAACTAACTTTGGACCTAAAACCGAAGCGGCAGTAAAAGAATTCCAAGCTAAGCATGGTTTGGTTGCAGATGGTATCGTAGGACCAGGAACTTGGGCAAAAATTATGGGAGAAGGAGAACCTTTACCAGCGCCACCAGTTCAAACAATAGCACCAGTAGGTGGATTAAAATTGGATAAATTAAAAGGACACATTCCTGATGCAGTAATCGCTATGATTCCTGATACGGCGGCTAAGTTCCAAATTAATACTCCATTAAGATTAGCACATTTCTTAGCACAATGTGGACATGAGAGTGGCGGATTTAGAGCAACACAAGAAAACTTAAACTATTCAGCTAAAGGTTTAATGGGTATATTCAAAAAGTATTTCCCAACCGAAGCGATTGCAAACGCTTATCAAAGAAACCCACAAAAGATTGCATCTAAAGTATATGCAAACCGTATGGGTAATGGGACTGAAGCAAGTGGTGAAGGCTACAAATTCAGAGGCCGTGGTTATATCCAATTAACGGGTAAAGATAACTACACTGCATTTGGTAAATCAATTGGTGAAGATATGACAGCTAATCCTGATAAGGTAGCATCTCAATACGCTTTATTATCAGCAGCTTGGTTCTTCTCTAAAAACGGATTGCATAAGATGGCTGATGAAGGTGCAAGTGATGTGGTTGTAACTAAAATCACAAAAAGAGTAAATGGTGGAACTATCGGATTGCCTGATAGAATTAAACACTTTAAAGAATATTATCATTTATTAGCATAAAACAAAAGGGAGTATAAAAACTCCCTTTTTTATTTGGTTTTGTAACATATTTTTCGTATATTTGTTACAAATTATGAGGACAAAAATATACTCAAAAAAAGATTTGGAAATATCAGGAATTTGTTGTATATTTGTATCTCCTTTATATTTATTAATGTAACGGAAGTGTAGGAAAGACACTATAATCCAACCTTAAAACATAAACGTTTTAAACCTTAAACTCTTAAAATTTAAAAGAAAATGGCTATTAATTTAGACGCGATTAAGAGCAGACTTAACAAACTGCAGAACACCCAAAGAACCACAGTAGAACTTTGGAAGCCAGCACCAGGCAAACACACAATCAGATTGGTGCCGTACAAATTCAATAAAGAAAATCCTTTTATTGAACTTTATTTTCACTACAACATTAACAACAAAACTTACTTATCTCCGATGAGTTTTGGCAGACCTGACCCAATTGTTGAGTTTGCTGACAAACTTAAAAGAATGGGTGATAAGGAAGATTGGAAAGCTGCAAAGAAAATGGAGCCGAAACTTAGAACTTTCGTACCAGTATTGGTAAGAGGTGAAGAAGGTGAAGGTGTTCGTTTTTGGGGCTTTGGAAAAACTGTATATCAAGAGATTCTTGGTTATATGGCAGATCCTGATTATGGTGATATTACTGACCCAAATGAAGGTAGAGATATTACCGTTGAAGTAGTATCAGCAGAAGACAGTGGTACTTCTTACCCTGTAACAACAATCCGTGTTAAACCAAAAGAAACTCCTTTAGCAACATCTAAAGAAGAAACGGACAAGTACTTAAATTCTCAAAAAGAAATTACTGAACTTTATTCAGAATTAACTTATGCAGAATTGAAAAATGTATTAGAAGGTTGGTTAAACCCATCAGCAACATCAGAAGATGAAAAATCAGTATCAGCTGAAACTCTTTCATCAACTGCTAACGATGATGATGAAGCACCTTTCGATACAACTCCATCAAAGCCGGCGGCAGCACCAGCTAAGAAATTAGATGATGTAGCAGCAGCATTTGATGACCTTTTCAATTCATAAAATAATAAGTTAATATATGGCTAAAGCAACTAAGGAAGTGGACTTAGCAGAAGTGCTAGCGGAGTCCCTTAACAAACAATCAAAAGACCAAAAGGTAGCATTCTTTTTGGACTCGGATGAAGCTCCCACAAATGTAGAGGGATGGATTTCAACCGGAGCATCAATGTTAGATGTGGCTATCTCAAATCGCCCGTATGGTGGTTTGCCTGTTGGTAGAATTACCGAAGTGACAGGATTGGAACAAAGTGGTAAATCATTACTTTCAGCACACTTACTTGCCGAAACTCAAAAGTTAGGTGGTATCGCTGTGTTGATTGATACTGAAAACGCCGTAAGTAGAGAATTCTTAGAAGCCATTGGAGTAGATACAACCAAATTACTTTATGTAGCAGCTGAGACTGTTGAACAATGTTTCGAATATACTGAAACTATTATTGAGAAAGTGAGAACTAACTCAAAGGATAAGTATGTAACAATCGTTGTGGATTCAGTAGCAGCAGCATCAACTGAAAAGGAGATGGAAGCTGATTATGGTAAAGATGGTTACGCTACCGATAAAGCAATTATCATTTCCAAAGCAATGCGTAAAATTACTAACTTAATTGGTAGACAGAAAATCACTTTGGTTTTCACAAACCAATTAAGACAGAAGATGAACGCAATGCCATTCTCTGACCCTTGGACAACTTCTGGTGGTAAAGCAATTGCTTTCCATGCATCGGTTCGTTTAAGATTAAAGAGTATGGGAACGATTAAGGCTAAAGAGAATGGTAACGAAAGAATCGTAGGTATCAAAGTTCGTTGTCAGGTAGTAAAGAATAGGATGGGACCGCCGTTACGTTCCGCTGATTTCGATATTTTCTTTGACAGAGGTATTGATAACTATGGAGCTTGGTTAGGTATGATGAAAGAGAATAGCATCGTAAAACAATCAGGAGCTTGGTATGAATATATTGATATTGATTCAGGCGAAGTGATTAAGTTTCAAGCGAAAGATTTCCCTTCTACATTAGAAACTAATCAAGAAGTAAAAGAACAAATCTATAAAAGGATTTGTGAAGCAACAATTTTACAATACAAAAAAGATTCATTGGATACTGATAGTTTGGTGACAGACTCAGAAGTAATCGGTGATTAATAAATGTTACAAACAATATGAAAGAATTATACAAAAAATTACTCAATGAAGTAGAATCTGAACATGAATCTAATGCCCAAAGGGTAAGGAATGGTAGAGTTCTTATCATAGATGGACTAAATACCTTCATCCGTAGCTGGACTACCAACCCCATTATGAATGAGGATGGTGAGCATACGGGTGGAGTTATTGGTTCGTTAAATTCAATCGGGTATCAAATCCGCCAATTCAATCCAACTAGAGTTATCTTAACCTTTGATGGTAAGGGTGGTTCTAAAGGTAGGAAAGAATTATTTGAAGGCTATAAAGCTGATAGAGGTAAGAATCGTTTTAGAGTTAATCGTCAGTATCCTGAAATGATGACTCAAGAAGACGAACAACTTTCAATGAAAAGACAATTTGTGTGGTTAGTAGACTTGTTAGATAGTTTACCAATTACTACAATGATATATGATGGTATAGAGGCAGACGATGTAATTGGACACATAGCTAAGCATGTGCTTGGTGAAGATGAAGAATGTTATATTGTTTCTACCGATAAAGATTTCTTACAATTAGTAGATGATAAGACGAAGGTGTATTCACCAACTAAAAAGAAACTTTATGATAGAGAGTTAGTAAAAGCAGAATGGGGAATGTACCCACAAAATCTTTTACTATTCAGAACATTAGATGGTGATAATTCAGATAATGTGCCTGGTGTTAAAGGATGTGGATTAAAGACTGTTCTTAAAAGATTTCCTGAATTATCCGAAGATAGAGAAATAACTTTTGATGAGTTCTTTCAAATATGTGAAGATAAGAAAGGAGAAGCTAAAATCTATGATGATATACTTGCAGCTAAAGATGATGTTTTGAGAAATAGACAAATCATGCAATTGCAAGAACCACATATCAATACAAATACAAAGTTGAAAATCAATGACCGTTTTGCCGAACCAAATAAAAAGTTTGATAAGATGGAATTCATCAAAGCCGCTATGAAGTATAAAATTCTTCAAAATTGGAAAGATATAAACGATTGGCTTAAATCAACCTATACAAATATTATAGTAAAATAATTTGGTAGACTCACTAAATTATCGTATATTTGTAAACCAATAAAATTACATGCAGAGCGAAGATACATTATCAAAATACGGACAATCATTTCAAACCAAAGTAGTAGCTGCCATCTTAAGTGATGATAGAATGTTAGATACTTTGGGTGATGTGATTCACAAAAAATTCTTTGAATCTGAAGCAAACAAATGGATTGTGGAGGAAGTGGTGGCATACTATGATGAATATCATAGATTACCATCATTGGATGTATTTAAGGTGCAAGTTTCTAAAGTTGATAATCCAGCATTACAAAAAACAATAGTAGCACAATTAAAAGAAGTTTATCAAAGTATTGGAGGTTTGGACCTACAATATATTAAAGATGAATTTACCGCATTTTGTATTAATCAAAACTTAAAGAATGTAATTGTACAATCAATTGATTTACTAAAATCAGGCAACTATGATAAAATCAAAGAGTTGGTTGATAAGGCAATGAAGGTTGGTGTTGATTCTGATTTAGGTATGGATTATCTCATAGACTTTGAAAGAAGATATGATGAAACAAAAAGAGATACTGTTGGTACTGATTGGGAATGTATTAATGAATTGATGAATGGTGGATTAGGACCTGGCGAATTGGGAGTTGTGGTAGCACCTTCTGGTGTTGGTAAGACTTGGGTATTATGTGCTTTGGGAGCAGCAGCTGTAAAAGCTGGAAAGACTGTGGTACATTACTCATTAGAATTATCGCAAGAGTATGTCGGATTAAGATACGATACCGTATTCTCACATATCGCATCACATCAATTATCTGATAAGAAAGAAGAAGTATTAACATCTTTAAAGAAACTAAAAGGTAAACTTAAAATTAAATACTTCCCACCAAAAGCCGCAAGTTCAAAAACAATTCAAGCTCACTTAGAAAAGATGATAGCAGCCGGTAATAAACCCGATTTAGTTATTGTGGATTACGCTGATTTGTTATTATCCCATTCAAATAAAACCGATAGTACATACGCTGAGCAAGGTGGTGTGTATATTGATTTAAGAGGATTGGGTGGTGAGTTAGGATTACCGGTTTGGACAGCATCACAAACTAATCGTTCAGCAATTGATTCGGAAGTTATTGAAGCGGATAAGATTGCAGATTCTTACGCTAAAGTAATGAATGCCGATTTCATTATGAGTTTGAGTAGAAAGGCAAAAGATAAATTAAACAACACCGCTAGGGTGCATGTTATGAAGAATCGTTTCGGACAAGATGGTATTACCTTCCCAGCGAAGATGGATACAACGCATGGTACTTTGGATGTTTATACAGCAACATCAGCAGATGGAATGATGGCAACTAAAGAAAGTGCTAATGGAGCCGAAATGGAAAGACAGCTATTACATAAGAAATATATGGAAGCAATGCCGGTTGGTAGTAAACCAAATACCAATACGGGTTTAGGATAACAATTAAAAAATAAAAACTATGACAAGTCAAGAATTATTTGAGCAAATGAAAGCTTTGTTTACAACATTTGAAACAGAGCACAATGGAACTAAGAAAGTAAACAAATCAAGAGCTAGAAAAGCAATTGGTGAGTTGAAAAAATTAGTAACTGCTTATAAGAAAGCTTCAACAGAAGAGCAAAAAGCAGCTTAATATGATAGGGGAGTATATCTCCCCTTTTCATATGTTTTAATAGGTTAGAATTTTGACACCAAAAAAATTAAAGAAAAGTGGATTTTTTATCCACAAAATTGAATCGTTTGGTGAGAGACCTTATATTTATTTTTTTATTTTCAGGTTTTCCTGAAAAAAATCAAACTCACAAACATTTAAATTTTTACAAAACAATGGACATTTCAACACGAATTTTATCAGACATTACGGTGTATATGAAGTACGCTAAGTACCAACCGGAATTGCAAAGGAGAGAAACATGGGAAGAATTGGTTACTCGTAATATGGATATGCATATTAAGAAGTTTCCAAAATTAGAAAAAGAAATTAGAGAGAACTACAAATTCGTGTATGATAAAAAGGTATTACCATCTATGCGTTCAATGCAGTTTGCTGGTAAACCAATTGAAATTTCACCAAATAGAATTTACAACTGCGCATTCGCTCCAGCAGATGATTGGAGAGTGTTTTCAGAAATTATGTTCTTACTATTGGGTGGAACTGGTGTAGGTTACTCTGTACAAAAGCATCACGTTGACCAATTGCCTGAAATTAGAAAACCAAATGCAGATAAGACAAGAAGATTTCTTATTGGTGATTCTATTGAAGGATGGGCTGATGCAGTATTAGTATTAATGAAAGCATATTTCTTTGGTGGAAGTAAACCACAATTTGATTTTAGAGATATTAGACCAAAAGGAGCTCGTTTGATTACATCAGGCGGTAAAGCACCGGGTCCTCAACCTCTTAAAGAGTGTTTGATTAAAGTAGAAGGTATCTTAGATTCAAAGAACGATGGTGACAAATTAGAACCAATCGAAGTACATGATATTATTTGCCACATTGCTGATGCAGTATTAGCAGGTGGTATTCGTAGAGCAGCACTTATCTCATTATTCTCAGCAACCGATGAGAAAATGATTAGTTGTAAAAGTGGTGCATGGTGGGAAACAAACCCACAAAGAGGTAGAGCAAATAACTCAGCAGTATTGATGAGACATAAAATTACTAAAGAGTATTTCTTAGACCTTTGGAAAAGAATTGAGGCAAGTGGAGCTGGTGAACCTGGTATCTACTTATCAAACGATAAAGATTGGGGAACTAATCCTTGTTGTGAGATTGCATTAAGACCTTATCAGTTCTGTAACTTATGTGAAGTAAATGTAAGTGATATTGCAGACCAAACTGATTTAGAAGCTAGAGTTAAAGCAGCATCATTCATCGGAACATTACAAGCGGGTTATACTGATTTTCATTACCTAAGACCAATTTGGCAAAGAACAACTGAAAAAGATGCATTAATTGGTGTATCTATGACAGGTATCGGAAGTGGTGCAGTATTAAAAGCTGATATGAAAGCAGCAGCTAAAGTTGTGAAAGAAGAAAACAAAAGAGTAGCTGAAATTATCGGAATTAACCCGTCAGCAAGATGTACAACTGTAAAGCCTGCTGGAACAACTTCATTAACTTTAGGTACATCATCTGGTATTCACGCTTGGCATAACGATTACTATATTCGTAGAGTGAGAGTTGGTAAGAATGAAAGCATTTATGCTCACTTAGCATTACATCACCCTGAATTAGTAGAGGATGAATATTTCAGACCACATGATACCGCAGTAATTGGTATTCCACAAAAAGCACCAGCAGATGCTATTTTTAGAACCGAATCACCAATTCAATTATTGGAAAGAGTTAAAAGAGTACATGGTGAGTGGATTAAGCCTGGTCATAGAAGCGGTAACAATACACACAACGTATCTGCAACTGTTTCTATTAGAGAGCATGAGTGGAAAGCAGTTGGTGAGTGGATGTGGGAAAATAAAGATTTCTATAACGGACTTTCTGTATTACCTTACGATGGTGGAAGTTATATCCAAGCACCATTTGAAGATTGTACAAAAGAAAAGTATGAAGAACTTATGAAGACATTGCACGATGTTGATTTAAGTAAAGTTATAGAATTGGAAGATACAACTGACTTAAGTGGTGAGTTGGCATGTGCAGGGGGAGCTTGTGAAGTTAAATAAACAAAGAGAGGAGCTGTATTACTTTGAAGGTAGTAAGATAGTGTTTACACCGCAATACCATATCGAGCGTGGGCATTGTTGTGGGAGTGGATGTAGACACTGTCCTTACGAACCAAAGCATGAAGCTGGAAACATAAAATTAGAAAAACAATTTAAATCTTTAAAAGATGAGCGTAGTAGTTAAAAAATTTGGAGCAGATTGGTGTGGTCCTTGTAGAGCACTAAAACCTGTGTTGGAAAGTATAGTAAAAGAGTTTGAAGGAAAAATAACATATACGGAATATAATGTTGATAATTCACCTGAAGAAACTCAGCAATACAAAATAACTTCAATTCCAGTAGTTGTGGTTGAAAAAGATGGTGTGGTTGTTGAAAGATTTCAAGGATTATCATCTAAGTTAGCATATACAAATGCTATCAACGAAGCATTGAAATAAATAAATTAATAATAAAGGTTACATGGCTATTTTAAGAGGGCAAACTCATCCTGCCGCTAAACTGACAGATGAGCAAGTTCTAAACATCAGAAGATTATGGAATATGGGACACCGAAATGTAAAGGTGATTGCCCGTAACAATAAAGTTTCGCCGGCCAATGTGATTAAAATTGTTCAACGTAAAACTTGGGCACATTTAAACGAATTTTGGTCTGGTAGTCTATGAAAGTAGAAGGTAAACAATATTGTGATACATCCAAATTCTCAATAAGAGAAATCAATAAGAATATTGCAAAGGATATTATTGTCAATAACCATTACAGTGGTATATGGACAAAGGTATCCTTTGCCATAGGCTTATTTTATCTTTCCGATGAGGAACATTCTTTCTTTAGTGGTGTAAACGAAAAGTTAGTTGGGGTTGCCTGTTATGGTGACCCGGTTGGTAGAAATGCAGGCGCTTCAATATCCGAACTTCTTCAAAGGGATGAAGTATTGGAATTGACTCGCCTGTTTGTTTTTGATGGATATGGTAATAACATAGAG